GGATTTTGTCTGTATCACCAGACTCATATGCCTCTTTATAAGCCCGCTTTGCGCCATCTAATTCAAGTTCAATTGCCCTTGAAACAGTGGAATGAGTGACCTTTTCAGTGTCATTTAGAGACGTTTTTAGGCGTTTATTCTCTTCAAATAGGCGTTTTGCAAGCTGCGTTGCCTCTTGATTTTCACGCAAAACACGCTCTTTTTCGCGTCTTTCGTCGTGTGCAAGCCTCTTTAGGGCTACAAGTTTGCCTTTTACCTTGGCTGAGTAGTCCTCTAACTCATCGTTATAGAGGTCTTCTGCCACCTTTTTAGGCAAAGGTTCCCGGTTTTTGTCCTTTTCGGGGGTGTCATCTTCAACTTCTACCTCGATTCCGTCATCTTCAGCCTCGTTTTGGGCTTCAGATTCGATTTCATCGGGGAATTTAAACTCTTCTTTCTCAAATTCAGCCATGTTTAAGCTCCTTATTTACGCTTAATTCCTCTGGGGTCATCCACAACAGCTTCAATGGTGTCGTCGTTAATCAAACGGAAGTCTTTGCCGTGGATTACCAGCCTAGAACCTGCGTTTGGACGTACTAGAACAAAGTCTCCCTGTTTGCACCAAGGGCCAGAGGGGAACTTTTTGGGGTCTTTGTATGCGTCCGGACCCAATGCCACCACAAACAAGACCGTGGTTAGCATTTCTTCGGTGTAAACAGTCATTGAGGACTTAATTAGTCCGTTGTCAAACTCCTCTTCAACTTCCGGAACGGCACAAAGGATGTGATATCCGGCTGGTCGGGGTAGTTGTTTGGCTTTATCTTCGGCGTTTTCTGGGACTTCGCCGTTTTCAGTTGCCAATACAAGTTTAGTCATCAGATTCCTCTGTTTTTGAACGTAGGTCTGTTAGGTTTAAACGGGAGATGCGTAGACCTTTAACCACACCAACCATCTCTTTGTACTCTGTAAAGTCGCGCGGCGAGCCATTTGTCAACGCTTCTTGCAGATGTTCAATTTTGTCGTCTATCTGTTCAATAAGAAGACGTAAGTACTTATCAATCATTGTTGACCTTTTCGTAATCTGGCTTGTTCAATTGCCGTTTGTACGCCTAATCGCGTCCGTTCTAAGTCATGGTCATGTTCATTGCGGGATTGGGCTTGTTGCGTTTGCGCTTGGATACGCATTGCATCTGTTTGTGCCTGTTGTTGGATTCTTTCTCTTTCAATCTGAAGTTGTTGCCCTTTCATTTGAGCATCAACTTGGTCTTTTGCTGCCTTACGTTGAATCTCTTGCCCTTTGATTTGGATTTCAGCTTGTTGCATCTGAACGAGTGGGTCTTGGGCTTGTTGCTGGGCCTGTTGCTGCGCGGCTTGAGCTTTATCTGCTTGTAGCAATTGTTGCGATGCGGTAGCAATAAGCTTAGACAGTTCAACTTCAAGCTCTTTAGGCATTTCTTTTTCAGGCGGGGGCATCGTAACGCCCATTTGTTTCTCTAGTTTTGCCCTATAAGAGAATCCTAGATGGTCTGCAATGTGCGCTTGGAGCGATGCCATAATTAAATTGGCCTGCGGGTTTTGACCAATGGTTTGAGCAACTACCGGGTTTTGCATAAACGCTTGGTGCGCTGCAATATGGGCGTCTTGGTCCTGATAGATAAATGCTTTTAAAGGCTTGCCCTTCATTGCATTAATGTTTTCAGACATTGGGTCCATTGGTTTTTGGTCATCTTCCAATGCAACTAACTTTGATGCATTAGGGATGCTAAGAACCTCAAGCATTTGCCTATGCAGATAGGCTAAGTCATACAGTTGCGGGGCTTGCTGTGCAAGTTGCATGACTGCTTGATACTGGACAACTTTTTGAGAAAGCGTTGCGGCGTTGGGGTCTGACACGGGGATAACATCCACCATCTCATAGTCAGACTTCTTGGCTTTCCTGTTTCCTTCTATGGGTTCGTACTCATACTCTTCGGGCGTATAGTCTGCGATGATGTTCTTTAGCAGACGAAGCTCTTGCTTCATGGAGTAATGGATACGGGCTTGGACCGCACTCATTACTTTGAGGGTACGCTCTAGAATAGCCAGCGTGGTCCCTACGGGGGCGTTGGCAGACATATCAGAAGCCTGAAGGTCTGCCGCGTTAGCAAACCTGCGTCCATCGTCTACAATTTGATTTAAGAGCGTTAAGAGGACCTGACTGGGTTCTTTATAAGGCAACAACATCAGGTTGTCTTTGATTGCCCCTGACGGAACATCTACGTCTCTAAATTCTGCCGGGGCAATTGGGGTGTCGTCGCCTTTGACCCGCATTCCTCTTGTTTTAAAGCCTCCGGGCAAATTAGCAAGAGTTCCGGCGTCAACCAACTGTCTAATGATAGAAGTACCAGACTTGGCAAAAGCCCCAATAAGATGAATAAGACCAAAACAATAAAATCCAAAACCGGGAATGTACCCATAATGAACAAAATGTTGGCGTTTCTTGTGTGTTTCATCACCTTCTTCCCAGTTTCTGCGGATGGCAAGACATTTGTTGCTGCCCTTCTCAACTGTTACAAGGTATGGCAATGCTAAACCAGTGGGTTCGCCGTCCTCATCGGTGTGTTCTAGTCCGGGAATGTCAAGATTTACCTGAATCTCAAGTAGCTTGTATCGGTCGTCTGATGAGGCCCGAAATCCCATTTTTTCGGCAATCTTCTTTTCAACCTCATCTAATGTGTTGTTGGGTTCCCCTAAATCAATATCAGCGTAAAAGCCCATCATTTGAAGTCGACGGACCTCATTTTCGGTTTTCCTCATCACATGAGTGACGCGAGGTGATGTCTCAATGTTAGAAGCGCCGTAAGGAACCACAACGTCTTCCGCAGGTACAAACAAGGCGGTTTGCCTGTTTAAACTTGGGTCAAAGTAAACCTTACGGAAAGCATTGCCTGAGATTCCCAGCCCCCAGAGAAGACGTTCTGTCTCTGGGCGGTACTCGGTCATTTCATCAGTCAACCGATAGTTCATATCGGCTTGAACCCGCGCTGCCGCTTCTTTTTTCTCTGGAGTTTCCTTGCCGATAATCTCAGTCTTTACGGGACCGGAGGCAGGAAAAATCTCCATGATGGTTTCAGCTTGAAACTTAACCACCGATTCTGATAGTAACGGATGGTATACACCACAGGCTCCGGGCCAAGGGTCCATACGCTCTTCAATCTTAAGTCCTAGAAGCTCAAGACCGTCAACATAAGCTTTAATCCAGTCTTTTCTGGAAGAGATATCATCATCAAAGTCACTGATAATATCTGAGACAAGTTCTTGTACAACACTTGGGTCAAGATGCTCAACTAGGTTTTCATCAAACCCAATTGGTTCTTCAGGAGGTTCTTGGTTGTCACCCAATTCTTCGTCAGAAATTTCAACGTCCAGTCCCTCTCCATCATCGAGAGCTTCAAGACCTTCAGGTGCCGCGTAGAGAGACTTTTCAATAGACATTAGTAGTACGCCATTTTGCGTTTAAACACTGGCTCTTCTTCTTTCATGTCTGATTCCAACCTAATGAAACCGCCTTGTCTGAATCTAAGAAGAGCTTGACTTGTAGAATCCACTAGGTCGTCGTGGTCCCCGTTAGGGAAAGACGCAACCTCTTCAACCAGTTCCTCTGCCCACCTTGTGGGTGGTGCCCACACTAAGCCAGAGGCAAACACATCCGATATTGCGTTTACACGGGCAATCTTATCATTGCCTCTTGATGGTGTGTACTCAGACAAAGGAATGCCTATTTGCCTTAATTCATAGATTAAAGGGGCACCTGCTGCTTTCTTTTCAATGATTAATGAATCTGGTTCCCATTCGTTGTACATCTCTAATGCTTTCTTTTTTAAAGCCGGAAACTCCATCCTTTCTTTGAATGCATCTAATAGGATGATGTTGGCTATCTCATCACCATTCTCATTAGGGTGATAGAACACGCCCCATGTTGTACACGCTGAGTAGTCTGCCCTTGAACTCTTCTCAAAGGCGGTATCCCAAGATTGAATCAAGTACTCACACGGAGGTGGGTCGTCCTTCTCCCAGACCTTCCACATCTCCCGCTTGATGATTGCCCCTTCTTCAGAGGTTGGGTTCTGTTGATACTGGGCCTCCCATTTACTTACAGGGAGTTCATTCTTGATTGCTTCTAGTTCTTTCTGGCTCCAGAACTCAGGCCACAATGGTTTACCCGAAGGCATCAAAGCGGGCAGTTCTATGACTTCCCATTCATCTGCGTCTCTCTTAATAGCGTTAGCTATGATGTTGCCTGTAAGGTCCCTTTTGGACCATCTAGTCATCACCACTACAATAGCGCCGCCCGGCTGTAGACGCTGACGGGGACCTGCGTTGTACCACTCAAAGACGCGGTCATAGACCGCAGGGTTTCCGAGCATTGCTTCTTGCTCTGAGTGCGGGTCATCAATGATTAGAACGTCTGCGCCCTTACCTGTAACTGCTCCGCCAACCCCGATAGCGAAGTAATCACCACCTTTATTTGTATTCCATCGTCCTGCCGCTTTGGAGTCTGTGGATAACTTAGTAGGGAAGATTGCCTGATATTCAGGGGTGTTGACGGCGTTTCTCACCTTCCTACCAAAGCCAACTGCCAACTCCGCAGTGTGGGCGGTTTGGATAATTTTCTTTTCAGGAAACTTACCCAAAAACCACGCAGGAAACAGAAAGGACGCAAACTCACTCTTAGTGTGTCTTGGAGGCATGTTAATGATTAGCCTCTTAAGGTCGCCCGAAGCGACCCTTTCAAAAGCTTCAGCCATGATTTGATGGTGCCTTCCTGATATGAATACAGGCCACATCTCTTTTACAAACGGCAGGAAGTTTTCTTTACAACGCTCAACCTTGTCTGCTTTAAGCAACTGAGCAATCTTAGTGATATTAGGATGCCCCTCTGGAAGGGCATCCAGAAGCTTGCGATAGTCTTTTACCTCTTGCCTAGTTAAGAGACTCATAGCGCAAGTATCTTCTTAATGCCCTTATCAGCAACTTTCAAACTTCTAAACTTGTGAGCTTGCACTCTCAAGTAACCCTTTTGCCTCAGTGTGTGTACAAGTCTATGAATGTTAGACCTACTCTTTAACTTCAAACCCTGAGCAATATTGTTATACGAAGGCGGATACCCCTTGAGCTTGATATACGCATGCACGAACTCCAAGACTAGCTCTTGCCGGGGAGTTAGTCCTTCTTGTTTTTCAAACATATACCCCCCCCGGTAGAAATGCGAACGTTCGTATGGGGGGTCATTCTATACAGAAGTTTAAACAACGCAAGTGTAAGTTTGTATATGGGGGGGGTAGTGTGTTCGTGCGGGGAGTGATAGTACAGGTTGGGGAAGTGTGTATCGGATGTGTGGAATAGAGTGTAGGGGTGGACGATGGCCGGTACGCCCATGCGCGGCGGTGGGGTACGGGTGGGTACGCGCGGGTAGCCCTAGTG